TTTTAGAAGTTGATGTGTAGTCTAAAATATCAACAACACCTGCGTTAAATGTATTTGAGGCACTTGTAAAGCCTTGTCCAGATAAAACTATTGCATTAAATGAACTGCCTGAATAGGCTTGTGCGCCAACACCACTTCCATTACCTGTCAATTCATGCGAATAATAATTAGTACTGGTATCTGAATTAAATCTTAAACGACTATAAACAGTACCGCTTGAACCCCGACCAATATATCTAATTTGCAAGTGAGTGTAGGTTGATGGTATGGAACTAAAAGTAATAGTAGAACTACCACCAGCACCTACTGTTGTTGTTGCAATAGATTCGTAACTAGTACCGCCACCAGCCGCACCGGCTGATTGCGCCAGTATCCCAAGAATTAAAGACATTAGGCAATTCCACCAACGCAATACCAGGAATCGGTACTTACCTTAATCAAACTAGCCGCTTTGTATTGTCCAGTAATAGTTGGGTTTGTAGATGTTGCGCCGGCTGAAGCAATTGTTACACCTGAACCTTGAATAATAGACACAGTGCCGGCTGATCCAATTTTAATTACATTAACAACTGATCCAGTAGTCATTGCCACGCTTGTATATGGTGGAATAGTAATAGTTGTTGTACCGGTATTTGAATATGTAATAAGTTTGTTATCTGCATCAGTTACAACTAATGTGTCTGATGTGGCCGTAACTGCCCTAACAGTTAAATTGGCTATGCTGTTCATCTGAGCCGCTGTTAAAACCTGACCAACTGAAAATGTTGCCATTTATACTCTCCTAATAGGCCAAAGAATCTTCATCCAAAATTCCATCCACCGTAGAGTCTAGCAAAAAACCCACGGCAAACGGTTGGGCGCAAGTAAAAGTGACTTGAAAAGATTTTGGTGTTATTTGATAAGTCAAACCGGCTATGACGGAATCAGTAACCACATTACCCGCCGGCAAGGTTTGAGTTACCTGGATTGGGCTAAAAATATCTAAGTTCAAAGCGGCTACTACCCGGTCAGGATCATCTTCACCAAAAGCATCAACAGTTAATGAATTTAATTGTATATTAACGCCCTGTTCCTTGCGTGAAGCAATAATCATTTGAGCCTGATTTAAAGCATCTGCATCTGTTTGCATGATGCCGCTTCTAACCCGGCTATGTTGAAAATAGTCATCAATGCTGGTTGTGTCACTGGCGGTTTGAGCAACACCGCCTGATCTTGTAACGGTCACTTTGTTAATCATTTGATAATCTGAAATATCAAATTCAACTCCTTGATATGTCACATCACCCGATCCTGGCACATCACTAAATAAAGTTAATGCGCCACCTTCTGCAACTATGATGTCATTGCGTGACATAAATTTTGCATAACCGCGTTCATCCATATAGAACGCCCCCAGGTCTGTGGCTTCTACCACCTGGCAGGCGGCTAATAAGGATCTTGATGATCCATCATCTGCCTGCACAGTTGTAGTTGCAGTTGTAGAAATATCACGCATACCACCTGGCCATTCCCCTGCATCTAACAAACTTGAAATTCTTTGTGCGGTTGTTTGACCGGCTGATCCACCACTAACAGATGTAATGGTTGTTAAATTTAGTAATTGAAACCCATCAACACATGACAATGTTACATAAGCCGGATCAAAACCGGTTGGGCTTTGATAATTCCATTCTTGTACATAAAAAGAACCTAAGTTATATGTAGTGCCGTTATATTCAGCGGTAAAGCGTATTTTACGCATTGGTTTAATTTTGCCATATAAACTGGAACTTGTATTAGCAGGATTAAATTGACCAGTTTCATCAACAAATGTAATGCGTGCAGTGCCACCAGTAAATGAATCTGATGATCTATTAAATGCCCGCCTAATATAACATTGAGTTACATAAGGTGTTATATCAACAATATCTGCCGCGGCTGTACCTAATATTGCTACATCCAATGGTGTGGCTGGATCATCTAAAACTAAAGCCGGATCAAAACTTGCACCATTGCTAAAATCAATTTCAGCACTAAATATTGCCGCTGGCATTATCTACCCAGGTTGGTTAATTGTGTTACCGCGCCAGCACGGTTTAAATTGTATAAAGCATCTTGAATTACAGATTGCAATTCACCTTCAGATATAACAGAACCGGCAACATTTACATTAACGGTTGTGCCAAAATTACCCATTCTGTCTAAAGGAATAACCGCTTCTGCGCCGGCTTCGCCAATTAAAGCATTAGTTGGTTGAGTAACTATTCCACCATCAGCCATTGCCAACATATCCATTGGTGCTAAAACTCTTTTACCCCTGCCTGTCAATTCACCGGTTGATGTAAACAATGATGGCATTTCTCTAGCAACATCACCTTCAATAATTTTTCCAGCCTGATTCACCTTATCTTGCAATGCATAAATTTTTGCAGTGGCCGCTTGTAATTGTGCTACATTTTGAGATAAAGGCGTGAAAGAAGATTGCGATACTGAAGTTGATATTTTTTGATTGTTAATTTCTTTCATCAATTGTAACATTTGTTGTAATTCACTATTAGCAGCAAACAATTTTTGAATATACAATAAAACTTCTGAATTAGTCATTCCCCATTTTTTGGCCAACATTTCAACTTCTTCAGTTGTAATTTGACCATCTTCAATAACTTTTAATACATCTGCATAGCGTTGTGCTTCATCAACTGCCGCGGCAGTACCTTCCTGTAATTTTTGTAATATCTTTACGCGGGCTTCATCTTCCAAAGATAATTTTCTAGTCAAAGCCGCTTGCAAGTTAATACGATCAATATCAAACATGGCTTGCAATTCAGCCTTCTTTTTATCAAAAGCGGCTTGTGCGGCTTTTTCTTTAGTCAATTGTTTTTCTCTAGCCAAAATATCTTTTTGTATTTTTGCCAATAATTGTTCATTAGTAAGTTCTTTTTTCCCATAAATTCTTTGTTGTTCTAAAGCATCAATAGTGATTTGAGATAATCCTATGTAACCGCGTTCTTGTAAAATGCGTTTTTCTCTTAATTTAATGCCTTCTTGTTCTATCTGTTGTAAGGCATTTCCACTATAAGTTAAATCTCCTGTTAAACCTTGTACGGCTACTTTTAGAAAATCAAAATAAGCACCCAATCCTTTATTTTCAAATGTTGCCGCACTGCCAACAAATATATCTGCAAATTGAGTTGCTACTTTTTCTAATTTATATCCAAAGACATCTAAACTGTCTGAACCGGTTGCAATAATGGATACGGCGGTAATAAAACCTTGTCCTAAAGTTTCGGTGGCTTCTCCAGCACTGATTGTAAAAGATTTTAATTGACCTGCAAATGTTTTAGTTTGTGCTTCTGCCGCACCGGCATACTTATCTAAACTTTGAATAACTTTTGTAAATCCAGCCGCTTTGGCTTCGGCGGCTGTATAACCAATACCTAATGTGCCAATAGATTTGTAATTTCCAATTGCCGCTTTATTTATAGCATCTAAAACAGTTCCTAAATCTTTACCTGTTCCTGCTGATGTATCTAATGCTTTGGTCAATAAATATTGTGAAGATTGGACATCACCAGTTTGTGCCACCAGTTGTCTAAAAGCCGGCACTAATTCTTCTTCAGTAACATTTGTGGCGCGTTGTAAATCAGAAATAAATCCTTTAATTTCAGGCAATTCAAATTGTTGCCCAATACTAGACAGCGTTAATTGTAATTGCCTGTCCAATTTTTCTTGTGCTAAAGCGGCTTGAATAGAATTTTTAGTGAAGATGGCTAAGCCTGCCGCGGCGGCAACTGCCCCGGCTTTACCAAAGGCTTTTAATCTATATGATCCAGTAGCAACAAACTTGTCAAAACCTTTTAATTCTTTTGTGGCACGCTCTAAACCTTTTTTATCAAATTTAGTTAAAAAGTTAATTGCAACATATTGACTTAGTGCCATCTTAACCCCTAAATTCTTTACCTAGATACTTCTTCAATACTCCATAAAGATTAGCATTTACTTGCTCGCCTAATTGGTATGATGCCCGGTAAATCAATCTTTTCTCTTTAAATACACTACTAGCGGCAGTGCCTTCAAGTTTGCCAATAAAAGATTCACTAGCATTTTTATTACGGCTAACACGCCTGGTTCTACTTCTTGATTTAGAAGTACCAAAGCCTGCTAATTCATAAATTATACCTGGTACTGATTTATTTATTACGGCTAAAGCGGTTACTGAAAATGTTGTGCCTTTTTGCCTTTGTACTTTTGTTTTTGCACTACTGACTTTTATGCCAGCGACAACTTCAGATTGTGACCATTTCCAACGGCTTCTTTTGCTTTCGCCAAATGTTCTACCCCTATGGATATTGTCATAAGCCCATCCCCATGCAGGTGGATAAGTTGGTTCAACATCTCGCCAACCTGGGAATGGTTTATGTGGCACAAAACTTTTTGCTAATTTTGCTACCGGTTTTACTTCCTTGTTTAATGCTCTTTTAAATTCTTTTTGTAGGTCAGCATCCATTTTTTTCATTTTGTCCATTACAGCATCTAGGTTTTCAACATAGATTGCTTTTAATGATCTATCCGGTGCTACCATTATTTGCGCCTAACTGTTGCCTTCTTGTTGTTGTAATAACGCTCTTGCAAGATGGCTTTGATTGCTGAATAAATCGCTGGATCAACCTCTAATAAATCTTTAGGGCTGATACCTGTGGCCACCGACACGGTAGCGACTTCATAAATTGAACCGTGCCGGTCTATCCATTTTTTGAATCATAGATTAAATCAACATCTAAATATTGATTTATGTATTCATCACCTAATGGAAGATCGGTTTTGCCAGCATCTTTTTCTAAACGCCAGGCGAACCACCACAAATCACTTTCCATTTGCAGGTCACCTAATCTCTTACGCCAGCCTGTTTTAAATTCGGCTTCAAATGCCACCTTAGCGGATGGCGTAAGATCATAGGTTATTTTCTTACCATCTTTTTTAACAATTTCAATTCTGTGCATTGTCCCACCCTTTTCCTATTACGCGCTTGTTGATTTTGTTAAGGCTGTTACCGGTAGTGACACAGATACGCTTGCAACTGCATCAACAGCACCATTTACTGGTGTCCATGATGAAATTAAGCATGACATTGTGTAACTAGGATTAGTAGATGTTACTGTTCCTGATACTGGTATCAATTTGATATTTAGTTTTGTGCCTAGCGCATCTTCAAACAATGAGTTCACAGATGATGCGGCAAAATCGTTATACAGTTCAAGATTTAATGTTGGGCGTTCAATCCCACCAATCATGTTCTGTACGGTGTCGTTCATTGCTGTGATTTCTACTTGATCAATTTCGCGTGCAAGGCTTACAGTGCTGACATGATCAGTAATGGTTGTTGTACCTACAATCACGGCAACTTTGTTACCCATAAATATGGCCATATTTTTCCTCTCTTACTAACCTATCAATTCAACCGAATATTGATAACTTAGGTAATCAATATTAGCGGATGTAATTGTTCCAGGGCTTGCAGACACAACCCTGAGTGTTTGTACAGCACCGCTTAAAGTTTTATCAGCCTCAATTGCGGTTTTAATTGAGGTTGAACCGGATGATGCAAGTAGCCCATCCAATCTTGATTGTCCATCTTTTTCGCTCATTCTACCAACTACTACAATCACATTACATGTAGCAGAATCAAATCCTCTATTTAATGTATAGTCATAATTCATAGTTAATTGCCCGAC